AGAGATTGTACTTCTACTTTAATGGTTTGATCTTGGTAGGTTATTTTAAAGTCAGGTGCTGCAGTAATCTGTTTTCTCAATACCCTGATGATCCTATCTTGGTCATGGTTGTCAAAGGATAAAGTCAATTCGTTATATTGTGGTAAAGAGAATAAATAAGCAAAGACATCTTCTACTAACCAACCTCTACATATATCGATAAAGTGTTCTTCAGGGGTTCTGTTGTCTTGGATATGTTCCATTTCCTTGCCTAAAGTTTTATTGATGGTTTTTAGTTGTTGTTTGTATTCGTAATACTTTCCATGTAGGTAATGATTATAGTTTTTACTTTTAGATAGTTCTTTTAATTGATTGTATGCCTTGTCTAACTTATTCATTTTCTTCTAAGTAGATGTTTAATCAATGTGGCTTGTTTAGATAGTTTTTTAATGGCTCGATTATAGTAAGTCTTACAAGCCGATTCTGATATTCTCATATTGAATGCTATGTCTGCAAAAGGTTTCTTATATATGGATCTATCGTAGAAACATTGATATTCCTGATCTGTTAGCTCTCTACCAGCTACGATCCCTGTTAATACATACTTTAGTTCTTCAAGCATTTTTGCTTGTTCTTGTTCAACCTCATCAATTAGGTCTTGGTATGATCTTGCTGTATTCTCTATATTGTTTTTCAAAATAGTACCTGCTGTGCTGTTCGTTTACGAATTAGTTTTTCATATTCAGGATTTAGTTCTACTCCTATCCATTTTCTAAATAAATCTTGTGCTACCATCGCAGTTGTTCCCGATCCCATAAAACAATCTAATACAATATCTTTTTCATTACTACCTGCTTTGATACAAGTTTCGGCTAATTCAGGTGGAAATACTGCAAAATGTGCTTCTTTATATGATGCTGTTCTCATGTTCCATACTGATCTTTTATTTCTCATGTGATCTGCTGCAACTACCCTTGAAGGATCTTGTGCTTTATCATATACAGTCTTATTAGGGGTTATTTTACGAAAATTCATCTTTCTTTTTGATCTATCTATGCTTACCTGTGTTGCAGGTTCTCTAATTTGATTAAACTTATAATTAGGTTGCTTAGAAAATAAGAAAATGTATTCATGGTTTTTGGTAAAGCGATCCTTAACACTTTCAGGCATACAATTCTTTTTTGCCCAAATAATATCTTGTCTTAATATCCAACCCCATTCTTGTAATGCTATTGCTACTTTCTGTGGAATAAATCCTAATTGTTTATTTTTTAAATAACTATCACCAAGATTTAACCATAATGTTCCATCATCTCTTAATACTCTATGGACTTCTGCAAATACTTCTACTAAATTTGCTACAAATTTTTCAGGAGTATTTTCAAGTCCTAATTGGTTCTCTTGATTGTCATAATCTCTCAAATTGTAATATGGTGGTGAAGTTACACACATCTGAATAGACTTATCAGGAAGTTCTTTTAACTTCTCTCTAACATCGCCTATAAGTGTATAATTAGTTTTCATAATTCTTTTGGGATAAGCTGCCAAGCCATGTGATGTAGGGTGAAAATTCCTTTCTTAGTTTCATCACAACTATCCCAAACCTTCATAGCCATGGTTCTTGGCTTTGGTTATAATATCTTTTACTGTTACAAACATTTTTAATCTATGGCAATATAACTGCATAGACTCTTGTAGGTTTTCTCCAATATCTCCGATTGCACCTACATATTCTATTTCATATAAATTATTTACTTTACAATATACTAAGATTGAGTTGAGTTCTTTTACTGTCATTTAAAAGTCCTCTTGTAATTCAGGAAAGTGTTGATCTAATCCTTTTCTTCGTAATCGTTCTATGATTCGTTTGTGAGTAGATACATTTTCTTTTAGTTCTTTGTATTGAAACTTAATCCACTCTTTTAATAGGTATTGTGAATCATCTACTTGGATCATACCCATTTTTTCTTTAATAATTTCAGGTACTTGTCCATCATAACCATTACAATAAAATCCAATGGCTTCATCGTCTTTTTCCCAAAAGCCATCATGAGTACAACTGGTGCTTATGTAATACCATAATACTTTCTCTTGTGCAGTTAGTTTTCTAAACCAACTCTTATTGTTTATATCTGCATCTAAAAATCTTTTTCTCATTTTTTCTCCTTAAATATATTTAATTGTTTTTCGTGTTTCGACGATTCTAATATTGCTAATCCTAATTCACCCTCAATAGCATTATTTAACAAAGTTCTTTTGTCCCCTTTGTAATTATAAAAGTTTTCAATAATTAAGCCTTTATCTTCCATTTTCTTTTTCAGGGTATATCCTTTGTCATTTCTTACTTTTTTTCTTGTGTCTAATTGTGGTATTTCAAAATTACACCAAAAGTAATGTCCCCCTGTAATCTGTGGTTCTATTAATGGTTTATAATAACTCATTACATTTTCTACAACATATTTACCTTTAAAAAAACAATCTAATAAAATAATCTCCTCATATAGTTGCATATCAGGATATTTTAATTTAAAAGTTTCTTTTTGATTAAGTAAGAAATTCATTCTACTGTGTGTAGGACATGGTGGACTACTCCAAATAAAATCATATTCTTTAAAATGATTTAATAGGTAATCATGTGCATCTTCTACTAATACTTCATCATTAGGAAAAAAATCTTTATATATTGCAGCAATATTTTCATCATATTCAACAGCAGTAATTTCATGCTCATTACCCCATAGCTTTCTATTACCACCTATTCCTGCATAAAGATTTAATATTTTCATCTTTTATTTTCCTGAATTTTTAATAATAGTTTAAACATCTTCCAACCCCAATTCAAGTCTTTAATCTTGTAATGGTGTTCTTCATAGAATCCTTTTTCTTCTTTGTCCAGTTTTAAAAGGATCGCACCCCTTATGTCATAGCCAAGATTTTCTTGTATAAGTTGTCTGTATGCACCTAATTGTATCAAAAATTCATCATACACAGCATTAGATGTTTTCCAATCACAAATTACTAACTTTCCATTAACTGCACATATCGCATCAAATGTTCCACCAAATTGATATTCTTCTGATACTAATTTCATTTCGGTATCTAAAAAAGTTACATTATTGTCAACAAACCATTGATAAAATCCATAATAAGAGTTCTTGGCTTGTGATATTTCGGAAGGATTATATTCGTCTAAACAAACTGAACCACCTTTAATAAATTCTTCTATCATGATGTGTGCTAAAGTTCCGATCCTACCTGCTTTTTTTAGTTCTGCTCTTGGGTTTAATCCTTGATCTACCAGTTTAAGATTCCAACCAATTAATGCACCTGTTTTCCATCCAAGATTGCCATTGATTATAGTGGTAACACTTTTCAATCTCTTTTTTTGTTTATTCTTATAAATTGTATGTGCCATTATTGTACCTCACCATAAAATTCAGTATTTTCATAGCATTTACTACACATAGCCATAGCTTCTATATTTTTACCTTCTCCATCAATGTGTATATGTCCTACTGCTTCCCAACCACAACAATCAGATAAATATATTATATCCTCATATTCTTCTACATCTAATTTATGTACTTCTTTGTAAATTCTTGGAAATAATTTTAAACACCCAATTAATACAGCTATTGTTACTATTAATTCAATCATTTTTTTCTCCTTTTATATATTCCTTTTCCTCTTGGTCTTGTTTCATCTAAAATATTGTATTGTTCTATCCAAGTTTCTTCTCTATTGTATCTCATAGTCATACCTTGAAATATCCACCAAGCCCTTCCATGTTCTTTGTAAAATTCTTCTTCTGATTTAATTCGTTCTTCTGTGTAGGCATACAAAGGTTTTACTTTTTTCATTCGTTCTTCAAATGTACCTGCATACTTACCAAATTGTGCATAGGTAGGGTGGGATTCTTTTTTAACTTGTTTTCTTTTTTGCCAAGCTATTTCTCTTTTGTTTAGTTCCATTTTTTCTCCTTTTTGATTATCAATCGTTATCAGATTCATCTTCTGATTTTCTTAATAGAAGATTATATTTATGTGTTCTATCTTCTACTTCTTCTTCCAAACCTCTATTAGATTCTTTTAATTCTTCTATTTCTGCTAATAATGATAGCCAATCAGTAAATTGCATTGTGGCATAAAACTGTGCATTCATCTTAAATACATTAACTGGTGTTTTTGCTACTGGGCAATCATCTTCTATTTGTTGCCACCATTTAGGAATCATAAGTTTCTTTTGGTCTTTTACTTCAAAGTGATAGTTGTATGCAGCAGAATCAGGGTTTATGTCTATAATGTCGCCCTTGATAGACATTCCACCTGATTGTGGAGTTCGTCTTACATTTGTTCCTAAGTATCTATTAATTAATTTAGCAACTTCTCGTTCTGCTCTTTTGCCTTTGGCTTGTGAATTAATCGTCATTTTTCTCCTATATATTAATCTTATAAATTCTTTCGTTTGCTTTATCGCAATATTCTTTAGAAATTTCACTACCAATATAATTACGATTATTTAAAATGCACATTTTTGCAGTTGTTCCACTTCCCATAAAACAATCATAAACTAAATCTTTTTCATTTGTCCAGGTTAATATATGATCTTCTGCTAATTTTTCAGGAAAAACAGCAGGGTGTCCAGTTTTATCATTAAAGCTGGTAGAATATTTCCATATATTTGTTCTTGGAGAATAATTTGGAACTGGATTTTTTAATTTGCCTGAAAAATCTTTATGTCCTGCCCATTTATTTTTTTTATCACAAATAAGATTTGCAGATACACCACCTTTTCCAAATATAAACATATATTCAAATATTTGAGTATATCTATTACTTTCTTTTCTTGCTGGAAATGATGAACTATTTTTTTCATAAATCATTGTATCGTGCAAAGAAAATCCCAATTCCTTAAAATACAATGCTTGTTTAAAAGAACTTCCAGTTTCACTTCCTCGAATTGTAGCATCTCCAACTATCCATACTAAAATTCCATCATCTTTTGTTACTCTATATAATTCTTGTGCTATTTTATTAAAATCAAAATCATATCCATTATAATTCCTTAAATTGTCATAAGGTGGAGAAGTAATAGTTGCATCAATAAAATTATCTGGCATTTTAGCCATAGTATCTAAACAATTTTGATTATGTATTTTATTTATCATAATATCCTTTCAGGAGAAGGGGACAGCTACTATTCGATTGTGATATGTTAATTAAACAAAAGAGTATAAGAAGTAACTGCCCCATTTTTTCCTTTAAAGTAATATTAGCCCCACAAACATTATTCCAAATAATGAAACTAACAAAAAAACAACTAAAAGTAAAAGTGTTATTATTATATTTTCGTTAGTCATCATTAAAATGGTAATTCGTCTTCATCAATTTGTACTGGTTCTGTAGTGTTGTCAATTACACTTTGCTTGTAATTTTTATCTACTGCTACTGGTTCATTTGGTTTACTTGCAGCAGGGATCGTTGATGGATTTTCACAAGCTTCCACCCAACCTTCTACTCGATTAAAGTTGTTTACAAATTCATCAGTAGTCCATTTCATTCCATTTTCAATGTAAAGCTTTATGCAGTTATTGAAAATCATTCCGAATCTTGCCCCATTAGTAAAAGTGCTATTGGTAGTATTAACTTGTTGTTTTAGTGCTTTGTCTTTTTGTAATTGGACTTCAAACTCATTTACACTTTTCTTTACATTTTCAAATTGAGGATTAGCAGATTCTTTGCTTACCTTTTCAACTTTCCAGTAATTACGAAGTTGTCCTTCATTAGTAGTAAATTGTTCCCAACTTAATAAGAAGTCATCTCCAGTTGATATTAAGTCCAACTTTCTTTTAAGTGAATCAGTAGCATCTAAAGTTAATGCTTTACCATCTTCCAATACTTCATACTTAAAGGTATTGAACTTCTTACCTTGCCATTCTTTTTCTTCGTAGACACCACTTGAATTTAAAGTCAATCTAAGTTGTCCACCTATGTTTGATTTCAGGTCTTTTAAATTTACAAAAGCCATATTTTCTCCTATTCAATGTGTTCGGCAGATGTTGGATTTGGAATCAACCTCATTTCTTCTTTAGGTCTTTTTGCCATTTCTTCTGCTAAACGATTTTTCTCATTTTCCACTTTTTCACGAATTGATCGTAAATCGTGTCTAAGTGTATTTTCATTATCATGGTCGATTCTATTTCGTTCCATTACTTCAATCAACAATTCTAATTCTTCTAAGGTAAGTTTTACAAGTACCATTCTTTAACTACCTTTTTTAAAAACTCCCACATAACTATCATGTAGATAGTGTAAGCTATAATTTCTATGATCATGATTTTTCTCCTTTGTCATTAACATATTTAAAAACAACCTAAGTCTTTTTTTTTATTTAAGTCAATGATTATTTTGCTAATTCTTTTTTTTCTTATAATTCTCCTTATGCTTTAACTTTATATTTATCTTTGTCTTTGTCTTTTTCTTGCACCCTTAGTATAACCCTTTGATAAGACTTGATATCCACACACTTATCCACAATTTGTGTATGATCCTACAACCCTTTATATAACCCTTAAAAATAATTTCGAAAAGACTTGCACTATTCGTTTCTATATATTAATATTGTATATGTTAGTTAAACAAAAGGAGAAAAAAATGAGATTTAACAAAGTAGAAACACAACAAGGTTATTTAGTTTGGGAAAGACAAGACAATAATATGATTGTTATTACTAAAACAAAAGGTACTAAAGATTACTGGGTAGAAAATCTTGAAACTGGTGATAGATTTTGTGCTGGGACTTTAGAAACTGCAAAGGAAGTTGGTTATTTATACTAAAAACAAGGGGGCAGAAATGCCCCCTAAACAAAAGGAGAAAAAAATGAGATTACAATTTAAAAAAGTACAAAAAAGAGCAAACGAACTTGGGTTAGGTTTAGCAAAATTTAACTACACAGGACAAGATGCTAATGGAGAAAAAATTAAATATGCTTACAGAATGTTTGTTGCTAATAATGAAGAACAATCTAAATTTGATTTAGAAAGAAGACATGGTTTTCAAAATGTTTCAGGTAGATTTGATGAAGATTTAGTTCAAGCAGATTACATGAGTCTTATTGCAGTTGCTCATGCAATCGAAGGTTATGCTTTAGCAGGTGATAAAGGTTTAGGTGTTAGCCAAGAAGATACTTATTACTTTGGTGGTGAGTTTCAAACAAGAAAAAATATTTACACAACTTGCTTTGCATACAATGCTGAAGAAATGAATGAAAGAGTTGGTGAGTATGATTCTTACTGCAACGATGCAGACATCAACTCATCAGTCTTAGCTGAAAAAGTTAGAAAACAATACTAAAAATACCTCTTAGTTACAAAGAAGCCCTCAAATGAGGGCTTTTTTGTTTATGGGGTGATTATATACCTTTCAGTATAAAAGTCTTGTATTTACTGGATTTGTTGCCTTAAAACTAATTGTGTGCTAAATCTTCCATCTGCTATTTCGGTAAATGTCATTGGTTTATCTAATCTTACCCAATGGAAAGAACTTCCATCATTATAAAGAAACTTTGTGGCTTCACCTTTTAAAGCATCTTGCATGGTAATTAGATTAGATTTAAATGTGCTTGAAATGTTTTGAAATGATATGGTAATTACTTCTTGTCCTTGATTGACATTTAAAGCATACTCAACTCCACCTAAACTTCTTTGGATTGAGTTTTCGTAATCAATAGATGATTGAACATTGACATCAGGTTCTACTTCAAAAGCTAATTTTTTACCAATTAGAATTTCTGATACATTGGTTACTGATCCATTAAATTCAGTAAAGAATTTTGTTCCAGTAGTTTCTGTTAAATCTGCTACTGCCCAACCTGCTGCACTAACTGCTGATATTGTACCTTTGCTTGGTAAACTTGCTCTATCAGTATCTATAAAGAATGTCATAATAGTACCACTTGATACTCCATCATCTCCAGTAAAATATACTGCTGCAGCATCTGCTGTCGCTGACGATCCTACTGCATATTCTATTGCATCTCTATCTGCTACTCCTGAAATAGTAGTTCCGATATTTTGATCGTTGGAACGACTATGATTTGTCAAAGTGTCTGATGCAGAAAAAGTAGGTGTGCCACTATCTGTCATTTGTCCTTCACTTACTGTGTTATCACTTCTGTATTGATTAATACTATCATATATAAAATAACTTGCCATTATACTTCCCTTGTTTGTATTGAAATTTTACCAACTTGTCTTTTTAAATTTGTGATGATGAACTTTTTACCACTCCAAGCATCTTTGAATAATCTTGTAGGCATAGCAATAAAACTATCAAAGGTATCTGATATTTCATCAAATGGTGTTCCAAGTTCTGAAAATGTAATCTCACCAAAGTCTATGAAATCACCTACTTGCAACATTGCATACTTTTCAGGATTTACTAAAGTTGCACTAACAGTAGTTTTATATTCACCAAATAAACTTTTTCTAAAATTAATCCAACTGGAATTTCTTGAACCTACTACATCATCTACTGCATCTATCAAAAAGTCTAAATTGATTTCTTGTTTTTGATGTGAAGCACTATCAAAGATTACATCATGATTTCCTGAACTTGAAGAATCGCTTGGATCTGTAAGTTCAAAAGTATCTTGTTTTAGATATTGATTTTCTGCTGGGTGTTTTTTGTAATTTACTACAATATTTGTTTCAAGATCAGAAACTGGTGTAATTCCAAGTTCATATCCACTTATATCATTTTGAGATAAATCTACATTTGCAGTTACACTATCTGCTATGGTGAAGTATCGTAATTCATTTACACCTGATATTGAAGTCTGTTGTGCTTGTGGACTAAACTCAAAAAAGAAACACCCTTCATATTGTAATTGTTCCATAATGCTTTCTAATTCTTCTTGTTCATCTAAAGCCAATCGTGTTTTCCAATGTGTTGATGTTGGACTGGTTAATGTACTATCTCTTAGTTCTGCTACTGACTTATATCCTGAATTTTCTATTTTAGCATCACTATCTGAATCTGCTACATTAATGATACTATGTAATAATTGTCTATGGATCGCTACAGGATTATCAAGATCAGTCAAGGTTGCAACAGAAGAATATGCAGTAAACCCTTCAGTTAATACATCTCTACCTAAATATACTTTTTCAATCCCTGCATTAAATTCTTGTGATGCAATCGGCTCATTTGCTAAGTCATTAGAAGCAGTTATAGTTACAAAGATATTGCTTAAAATAACATTGAAATCACTATAACTAATATCATCGCCTTCTGCATTAAATCTAAAACTTAAATAAAGATTATTAGGTAAAGCATTATCACTTAATATATTTGCTATATTAGTAGAAGTTGGTAAAGCAACATTTGATCTATCTACTTTATCTCCACTTGATGAAGTTCCAACTAATTCTATATCTCCACTTGACGATCCAAAACTACTACTTAGAGATGTTGCTAAGTTAAAGAATGCCCCATCAGTACCACTTGGACTTCCAGTTATAGTTTGACTATATGTCCCTGATAATCCCAAAGTAATAGCAGTAATCTTACCTGTTACTTGTGGCATTTGTAATTTAAATACTACACCTTTTGATTCACTACTAAATCCTGCTGTATTTGCATAAGTAACACTATTACCAGTATTACCATTGTAAGCATTATCTAAACTACCAGCAGTTAAACTTACACCACTTCCTACTATGGTTGCAGTTACATCATCAGGTAACATTTTAAATTGTCTTTCCATGCTCTTTGGAACTTTTAATACTTTAACACTATCTACTGTTGCTACAGAAGTATCAGTCATTCCTGTAAGTTCTACAAATCGTTTCATACCTTTGTCATAAAACTCTAATTTATCAGAACCACTTGTTCCTTCAGGGATAATGTACATAAAGTTCGCACCATCATTTTTTAAAAAAGGACAAGCATATACATCTTGCCCATTCACAAAGTTAGTATTAGCAGTATAATCCCCATATACTAAAGGTTGTATCTTATTGTTGTATTGAGGATTATCTGAATTACTTGTCTTGCCTTGTGGTATAGATACATTCTGAAATGGTCTATTAGATACAAGACTTAATACTATGGTGTTGTTTCTGTAAGCAAAGCTACTAACTCTACCACTAAATATTTGTAAAGCATTAGCAGCAGTATTATCATTATCAATTTGAGATATAATATTAACTTGCCCATTGATTGTATCGTTTCCTAATAGTTCTAATAAAGTTGTTCCATCTAAATCTATATTAGCAAGATTTAAAGTTACTGATCCAGTTTTTGTTGTAAATCCTTTGAGATCAAGCGAATACGATATACTTGGTTTATTAAGGATTGCAGGATAATAGTTTTGACTATTATATGTAGTTTCTGAAAAACTAAACCTAAAATCAGGAGTATCAGTTGTAGACACACTTGAAGTTGTATTTTTAAATATCTGTACCAACCAATTTTCAGTCATAGTTGGTGATAGCTTTGATGAATAGTTAGAGTTAATAAAACTCATGTATATCTCCTCATTCTTTTAGTAGTTTTCTTAGAATAACTTGCAGATTGTTTACCTTTTTTGGTTGCTGCTCGTTTCTTTCTTGTTTCATAAGCATATTGTGATGAACTCATAGACTTAATCAATCTTTCAGGTAAATATCTTTCACCAGTCTTTGATGATTTCTTACCTGACTTTGTAGTCCACTTTTGTTTAGTCCATCTGCTGAGTGCTTTTGCAGATTTTGTTTTTCTTCCACGATAACCACCACCTGCTTTTTCGTATGCCTTTACAAGAAGTTGTGATTTTCTTGCAGACCATTGTCCACTTCTACCACCTTTAGAACCTCGCATTATACGATTTTTAATTCGTTCTCTTAATTTAGGTTTGGTAAAATGTTTTGACATTATTGTCCAATCTCTTTTCTTATGCTATTTAAGATTTCATCTTCTCTAAATTTCATAGAAAGGTCTGCTTCAAATCGTTTTACCTCTACACCATATTCAAATATGATAATGGTAGGTACTACTTTAATGTCCCATTCTTTTTGAATGACTGCACCGATTTTTTTATTAGCAAGATCAACATATCCAGTATAGCATTTGTCTATCTTTTCTAATGGTATTTTGTTTGCCCAGTTCCAAGAAGCATTGACTTCTATTACTGCACAAAACTCGTTTTTCATTAACTGAATATCTTGAAAATTATCCAAAGATACTGATTGCGATTGTAGCCAAGAAGTAGATAGTCCAAGCCATAATAACAACATACTTATCCATTTTTTCATAATCCATCCTATTTATTGTTCATATTAAGTAGAGTTTCGTTAATACTTCTTGTATCTTCTTTAATGTCATCTACTTTATCTTCTAATTTTTCTACTTTTTCTTCAGTATTTAAAATAGAGTTTCTTATCATTTGGTCTTTCAAATCATATTCTGTTCTGCTGATTGGTGGTTCAGGTAATTGTTTAGCTTCTTCAATGTCGGCTTGAAGATTAAACCATAGCCCAACTACCATAAATATAGTTACAGCAATACTAATAAGTGTTTCAATACTGAATGTAAATTTAGTTCCTTTGCCAAGTTCCACTTTTATATCTCCTTATAAGTTTAGTTTTTCTGCTCGTCTTATAGCAGGTATTATTGTATCTACTACTGTTTCATCTACCAATGGGGCAGATATATTTATTGTGATGTTATTTCCACTACTTGTAGGACTTGGTAATGGTGTTACATCAATTCGTTCCATACCACTTGCATTATCTCCTACTACTACTCCATTTCCAATAGGAAGGGTTGTTCTACCTTTGGTTACAAAACTACCACCTGTTGCAAAAGAGGAAAATAAAGAATCTGTTACTTTACCTATCATTCCACCTGCCCCTGCAGCTACTGCAAGATTAATAGGGAATGGTAATGCTTTCATAATACTTGAAATCAATCCTGCTTGTGCTTCTGCTACCTCTGCTTTTACTACTGATATACCAGCTTGTTTTGCAGATTGTCCTTGTAAGATTGCTGCTTCAAGATTTTGTGCCATTTTTTCTCTATGTGCATCTCGTTCTTCTTTTCTTCTTTGTTTTTCTGCTTCTCTATTTCTTTTTCTCAAAGAATCTTGTACAAAAAAGTCTGCTTCTATATTGCCCATTTTAGCTTGATGAAAGTCATCGTCCATTTCTTTCATAGCTTCATTGTGTGCTTCAGTATCTTGTTGTACCATTCCCAACCCTGCAGACAAAGCAGCTAATTGATTGTCTGAACTTGTTTCAGGAATTCTTTGTAATCTATCTATAAAATCATCTATTCCTTCTTCAGCTGCCTTCTTTGCTTCTGTGTTAGTTCTTGCTATTGCAAAAGCTGTATTACCTGTCAAGATATTAAACAAACCTGCCTTTTCAATTAAAACACCTAATACATTAGCATATCCTTGAAGTTTTGGTAATGATTCATCTACCTTTTCAGCAAATTCTGTTACATCATCTGCTACTGCAACAAGAATTGGTGAAAATACTTTACCTATTTCTTCGCTTACATCTCCAATAGCATTATTCATTTGGTCTAATGAACCAGGTAAAGTTTCACCTGATGCTTTTGCTACTCCACCAAATTGTGTTTCCAATTCACTTAAAATAATCTTTTGTGCTTTTGCAACTTCACCTGAATTAGTAAATGCTTTAACTTGTTCTTCTTGTTGTTTTGTTAATTGTACACCAACTCGTCTAAGTGCTGTAACCCCTAAGATTGGGTCATTTAATGCTTTACCAACTTGGATAACTCCTTGTTGTAAGTCTTGTCCCATTGCTTCAGACATATTTAATACTGCTTCTATTGCATCAGGAAATACTTCTTTTCCTACTTTGGTAAATGTTAGCATCAAGGATTGTGCTTTGATAATTGCTTCATCACCAAATCGTGTTTGCTTTTGTAAAGCAGAAGCCATACCAGTTAATTCTTTTGCAGTTAATCCTGCTACTCCTGCAGTAGATTTTAAAACTGCATTCAGTTGAGTTTCTGCTAATATCTGTTCTCTTGTTGCATTAATCATGCTACTAAATCCATCAAGCAACATTCTTGCACCAAAGAAAGATGCAGCTGCACCTGCAGCAGACTTAGCTAACCTACCTAATCCTTTATCTACTTTTCCTAAATCTTTTGATGCTTTACTTGCACCTCTTGTTTTTATATCTACTTGGACTTTTTTAGCCATTCTTTTCTCCTAAATATTGTTTTACTGCATTTAGTTCACTACTAATAACATCAAACATATTTAATTTATAACTATCGGCTTGATCTAAACTTGTTGCCAAAGGTAAGTTGTAATTTTTCATATAATTATATTCTTTCATTATTTCGCTATGTTCTTCTGTTATAAACCATTCAGGTTTTGCAAATAATGGAATGTGAAAATATAAATTTCTGCCTAAAGTAAACTTGCTATCTGCAAAAGTTTCTACCAAAGCATATAACTCATTGTTTATATCTTCTATATTTTCATACTCCTTATTTTCTTTTGTTAAAGGGCTTTGTCTTTTATAAGGAAACTCTAATGTGTTGTGTGGAAATCCCAGTTGAGAAAACCACACATACATTGACAAGCCCACTATGATTTTTTTGAATCTTCAGATAATCCCATGTAAGCCAAGAAGATTTGTTGCAATAATGAATCAATATTAGCCATTCCTAATTTTTCATCATTTTTGTTTACATAATCTTCAGGTTTCAATCCTGATATTTCTTCTACCTTTTCAAGTAGTTCAAAATACTTATCTTGATTGAGTTTATCTCCTTCAAAAGTCATAGTATTCAACTTCCATAACTCTCGTTTTTCTTTATAAGTAGGATTATTTACTTCCCACTCTTTATTAAACATTTTAACCTTCATTTGTTACTCCTTTACCAACCACTCGCTTGGGTTGAATCTGCATACTCAAACTTAAATGCAGTACCTGATGCTGCACCACTTGAAGTAGGTTGTACTACTTTAAATGGAATTGTAATTACTGCACCTGTGTCTGCATTAGGATCAAGATTTACTGCTGTTGAATAGATTTCGCATTCTATGTTCATCTCACCTGCTGTTGAAACTGTACCATCACCTTGTTGTAGTTTTAGTGTTGCAGTATTACCACTTAAAAAGTCTTGTAATACATTACCACCACTACCAAAGTCAAAGTTTGCATCATACATAATTGATATTTCTCCAGTAATATTTACTGATGGGATACCAAAAGCATAGCTTTCTGCATCGCCATTAGAATCTCTACCAACTCTTGCTACATTGTTTTCAAATGTAAATGATACTCCAGTAATTACAGCATCTGCTAATGAAGTTCCATCAACATCAAGTTTCTTAACATCAAAGTAAGATTCTATTTGTGTTGGTGATGTACTCATTAGAGTTGGTGCTGCTGAATTAGCACTCAAAGTTTGTTCTACTAAGAACTTACTTGAACTTGTCATACCTGAATAAAATGTTCCACTTAGTAAACATCTACCATCAGTCATATCAAAGTTCATTGTTAAACTTTGTAATACAGCACTTGTAATCAGTTTATCTTGTGCAGATTCAGGGTAATATAAACCAATGTCAAATAGACTTGGTATCCCTGAACTTGAAGATCCTGTAAAATCAGGTCTTGATAAAGCTGCACCTGAAGTAGCTTGAATCGTGTGAACATAAGGTCCTGAACCACTTTCACCATGGTCTTGAAGTACATTAGACAACATACGAACAATCATATCTCGTTCTGCTGGGACTTCAAAGTCCATTGTGATAAATCCACCTTTTGTTGTTCTGAACTGGTCTGTATCAAGTTCAATCATTCCTGCATTATTGCTTCGTATCTCACCACTTTCAACAAGATTGAGGACTGGTGCAGATACATTAATTACAGGAAGTAACTCGTATGCAGTATCATTAGCTGCTGCTGTTTCAAATGCAGTTGCATTTTTGTTTTTTATACCTACACTAAAATCACTTTTAGAATAGACTTTTCCACTAACTGCCATGTGTTATTTCTCCTCTTTTTTTACTTTTTTCTTAGGTTGTTCTTTTTTTACTGGTTGAACTTGAACACCTAAAGATTCAAATTCTTCCAAGTTTTCTTTTTCTAACTCAACTTCTCCACCAGCTAACAACTCTCTAATTTTTTGATTAGGTGTGTTAAGATATGATGGTTTTTGTAGTTGAAGTCCTTTTATGTGTTTATACTTCATGAAATCACCTCATTTGTGTTACATTGGAAAGTGATGATAACATTGGATATAGTTTCATCTTCTTCATCTCGTGTATATTCTACACTTGATACAATACCACCATACCAAAATGTGATATTACCACTTTCATAGTTTCTATTATCGAATAAAAGTCTTTTGACAACTTCTGCTATCATTGTCAATCTGTTTAATTGATTTTCTTTGGTGTATTCTCCACCTTTTCGTAATTGATAGTTGATCGTTGTTGTAAATTCTCTTATATGTACATTACTTGCATAATCAACAAAAGCATCTGCTTCAGGTACAATTAAAAAACTCTCTTGACCTCTATGTTCATCAAATACTACTGGAATAGATGCAAGATTTTGTTTTAACAACTTCTGTATTGTATCAATTATCCTATCTTTATAAATATTTTCAAATTCTATTGCCATTACCCCTGCCCTCTATACTTTTTTTTATAATACTTTTTACTAATCTTTGTACCATACTTCGTTCGTTTGCTTCTGCCTTGTCTTGTTTTTTTCTTACCATTTCTTCTTACAAAAGTTACTGTATTCTTTCTTGGCATTATTTCTTATATACTTTTTCTGATGCTGAAATACCAAATGAACCAAGTGTAACCCAAACAAATGAATTATAAATGTAATCATTTACCATAAGTTCAATACCAATAATACCCATAGCTAAATCCACTATTCCAAATACACACATTAAAGCAAAAGAAAGAAATCCTATGATATTCTTTTCGTTGTATTCGTTTTTATCTTTAAATAAATCCCACATTATTTTTTTCTCCCATATACTCGTTTTTGTGATTTGGGTGGATTTTTCTTTCTACCACCTGAACCTGACCATAAGAATTTATCTGCCCAATAAGCTGCACTCATTTTACCTCTTGCTATGTTTCTTTTATGTCTTGCTTTAAATGCTCGTCTTGCACCAGCAGAATAATTATGTCCCATTCCCTTAGCACCAAATCTAATTAGTTTTAATTGATGTCCTGATTCTGCTAATACCATTGCTTTTTTACTTTTATGACCTGGAGTCATCTTAGGTCTATTGACAGACTTTAGTCCATATCGTTTTAATAGCTTTTTCTTTCGTTCTAAGTGTGCCACTATTTTCCGACCTTTCTCATAGCAATACTATGAGACTGACTAAATGTTTTACCTGCTCTCATGGCTGCTGCCATACTTCTTAAATGTGCTTTAGTGTGATGAACTTTATGAGTATTCATTTGTCTTTTTTGTGTAGCAGTTAATCCTTTAAGACTTACACCTTTTAAATTTTTAGCCATTATTTTCTACGACCTTTTCTTTTTTTCCCTTTACCATAAGGCATCTTTATCTCCTTTTCATTTGTATTGTTTCAATACCACCACCTGATGTGTGGTCTAATCCTGATACTTCTACTTCCCATTGGTCATCTGCTGTGTAAACTCCAGTTGAGAATCGTACATAAACTCCATGACCTATATGCTGTAATCCACCATCAATTATCTGATTGTTTTCTACAAGATTGGTTTGTAATCCTGCATCACTTCCAACATAAGAACTAAAAGTAACACTTGATGAACTACCAGCAGTAAATGTCCCTGCCCCAGTAATCAACACTTTGATTCTATCAAATGATGTTTGAGGAAAGCCATAGGTGTCTACAATAGCACCAGTAGTAGAGCCATTGATAGATACTTCTTTTACTATCTTGTCTCTACCATCTTCATCTTGATCTAAACTAATTACACCTTTTCGTATCATGTCTAACAATCCAAGATTGGTTGAAGGATCATATACTTGGACTTGTAATTCAGTTCCTCTTTCATTGTCATAAGGCATAATTGCCATACTTGCTGCTAATAAAGCTGTAGCCCTAACTATTACTTCAGGGAAGTCCCTACCTAAACTATCCCCAGTTCCTACTCCTTTGTTCTTATATATCGGTTTATTGATATACGACCTCACAAAGTCGGAACTTCTTGATATAAACTCTTCAAAGAGAGTTTTATTATCCCTACCAGCTGTTACAGCTTCATCAAAATTGGGGTTGTTGGTCGATGTAGGTCTATAGTACACTACATCTGCATCTTCGTCAAAATAGTATTTTCCATCAGCATCTATTGCTCCTGTACTTCCGACTGAAGTAAGTTCAATGTCATTTGCAAAGAGTTGAGTAAACTTCCCAACACTTCCTGCTTGATAGATTGTACTATTACCACTCCCACTATAACTTGCCCAGTTTGAGATAGTTCGTTTCCTGTCATAGTCAAATACAAAAGGGGCTACTAATTGTATATCACTAATTGTGCAATATTTTTCAAGATATGTAGTCATTGCTAAATTCTCCTATTAATTGAGGAACTTCTAATTTGTCTATTAAACGAAACATCTCAGGTAGGTAATATTCTTTTTCTCTATCTGATATAGTGTTTGCTTGTAGTATAGCAGATAGTTCTTTTAATCTTTTTATTGTTTCGCCTAAATCCATTAGTTTCCCTTTATAATTTTATTGTTCCAAGTTGTCATTCCATTATGTATGTCTAAGGTAATCAAGTTAAACCACCCATCTGTAAAGAAGTCAACAATCCCTACATTGTGAGTCCAGTTTACTTTTCTACCTTTTAAAAAATCTTTCTTCATCTTACACAAGCACCCCATACTTTGTGCTATATGTATGCCTGAAATGTGTTGCATTACACTTCGTTGGCAATCGTGTGTATGTCCATAAATGACATTACATCCAAGATTCTGTACTGTGCTGCGACTATGGTTTACACTTCCATAATGTCCACCATGATAAGCATACAGCTTAGAACCTTCTACTCTAAAGAGTTCACCATAAGGATACCAATCATATCCTCGTTCTTCTATTTTAAATAGATTCTGTGGCTTATATTGCTCTAAATAAGGGTTCTCATCAACAAAAGCATCATACCAGGCATCGTGGTTACCCATAGCCAAGTATTTCTTTTTACACCCTACTTTCTTTAGTGCTTTATCAATTCTGTCTAAATGATAATTGACTTCATCTGCTTCTTTATCAATCAAGGGAAGTTGATATTCTAATGGTGGTCTTTTTCTTCTTGACCATCTCCAATGAGATACATACTCCCCTTCTGCAAAATCACCTAAGTTGATAAATACATCAGGTTTTACTTTTTCAATTACCTTTAATGCACAGCTAAAAGCTTTTTCATCATGTAATGGGAAGTGCATATCCCCAAAGATGATGCCTGTACTCTTGATTTGTTTCATGTAGTAGTTGCCCTTCTGTACCACCCAAAGTAGAATCGTTCTTGGTCAGGTTCTTCGGATACCAGTTTACCATAGAATAAGCAACGATAGGCTTGTAATCGTCTTTTAGAGATTCTCCCTGCATTCTCTATGGTTATTTCTCCGATGACTCCATCTTCTTCGATTTTATTCATCTTTCTACTGTTGATGGCTTGTTGTAGTATTTTGACAGCTTGTCTTTGTCCCATATTGACACACATATCGAAATAGGTGGCTTTCAAGTCATTTGGTAAATGATCTACTTTACTTGGTTTCCAATATTCATTGTAATAGATATTAACTGCATCACTTTTCGTAAGATTCTTAATATCTACATCAGGATACCATCGTTTAGCAATACCAAACTTAGTTTCACCACCTTTATCGTAGGGATCATTTACATAACCCCCTTCATGTTCTAAAACCTTGTCAATGATTTGTTCAAAGGTAATCATGCTGACTTCTTCACCTTCTCGAAACTCCTCATTCCCCCAAGACCAAGAAGTCCCAGTAGTACAGTCATCAGGGAACTCATATCGAATACTGGTAAATCCACTTGATAGCCAAATGAATGTAACATGAAAACTAAGAATGGTTGCAGTACGAAATGATAACATAAAGCTACCCCACAAGTCCAGCCAACAAAAGGTCGCCACCCAGATACAAATAAGCTGTTGCTGTTAGCTTCAACTTTATTGACCTCAATTTGTGCTTTGTTAATCTCTTGTATGAGTTGTGCTTTTTCTGCTTTGTCAAGTGTAAAGTCATCGATTTTGTCTGCTACTTTATCTATGATTCCTGCTACTACATTTAATTTAGGCATCTTTTTCTTCTTCTTCCTCTTTTTTATCAAAAGATTCTGTTAGCATTTTAGCAAAAGCACCTTCGGCTACATTCTCACGATCCATTTCAAAAGCCAAAGATGATTTTCTCTTTCTACAATTTTCTATGTGTTCTACCAAGATTTTCTGTTCTTGTGATAGTTCATCATAGTTGTAGTCTTTATCGTTTATATTTACTTTTCGTTCTTCACTCATTTCATAACCCTCGTTTGTTAATAATAAAATTCTATGTGTGTTGCCCACCTATACATTCACTCATTTTAAATGGTGCTGCTTCTAATTGATCATCATACAAGTTTACTGAACCTGCTGTTGATACTATGGGATTATTACTTCCACCAAGCAAGTCAAAAGTTGATGCTTTTCCACCATCTGCTGCAAAAGTATGTCCTGTTCCATCACATAATCCTTTTAAAGATATGTTAGATGTTTCTTGTACACCAGTTGCTTCACCAATAGCACTACCTATTGCAAACATTCCGAAATTAGTATTTCCTACTGCTGGTCTTGCCATTATCTTCCCTTTATATGATTAATTAATCTAATAAGATAACCAATCATTATTCAGCATCTCTTATTGCTATATAGTCTGCTAATTCTGCTTCACACTCACTAAGTTGTGCTTCTAAATTAACTTTTTGTGCTTCACATTGTGATATAGCATCATCTACTGATTTAACATCAGTATAATCTACTACTTCTACATCACTACCTGATGCATCTTGCATCGTTCTTGTATGCTTGATTTCTACCATTTTAGGTGCATCAACTTGTACTTGTTCTTGTACTTTTTCTGCGATTACTTTAGCCATTTTTTAATTCCTCTATTTGTTGTTGTTGTTCTTTAATTGCTTCTATTAAAACACCAACTACTTTATCGTAATCAATCGTTTTATATGTTTCGTTATCAATAAAAGCCATTTTCTTTTCCCTGACGATTTCAGGTAAAACTTTTTCTACTTCTTGGGCAATTAACCCTAAATCTTTTTGTCCTTTTCTATTGCCTTTATTCCAGTCAAATTCAACTCCCCTTAATGCCATTACTTTATCAAGAGGATTACTTATTGTTTTAACATTGTCTTTTAACTTTTCATCTGATACTGAAGTGGAAAAAGCTACTACATCAGCATCAACATGAAGATTACCAGTATGATTTAGTAGCATTCTCAAATCCATTGTTTGTGATGAAGCAGAACTGTCAGAAGTATAAAATCCTACTCCGACTTTATCTGCATCACTATCCACTTGAACAGATGCAATCGCACTACCACTTCTTCTTGATGAACCATCTGCTTTACCAAATGCTAATACTGCTTGAACATTACCATCTCCAGCAGAACCACCACTTCTTATAAATATTGCTTCTCCTGCATGAGTATCATTATCCAAAGTAGGTGCAGTTGTATTTTCTACATCTAACTTTGTTTTTGCAGCCGAAATGCCGATTGCAATATTTCCTGATGAGTTTATTCTCATTCTTTCAGCACCATCGTTTGTATGAAAAGACATAGCATTTGTACTATGTGTATATCTTAACACTCCAGTATATCTACCTGCACCACTATTACTATCTGCAAAGTTGATTTGTGAAAAGTTAGAACTTCCTGCATAGATAGTCATACCATTATTACCACTACCACTACCTACTACAAGATTATCAGCATCTCCATCCCATCCTGTGTTTGAAGTTCCTATTAAGACACTACCTGATGAGTTTATTCTCATCTTTTCAGAAGCATTGGTAGTAAATGCCATATAATTATTTGAATGGTCATAATTAATCATACCAACATCTTGGTCATTAATATCCCCAAATTCTATTTTACAACCATTAGCAGCAGGACTTACCATACTTAATCTAACAGTAGTATTATTCTCTATTAATAGTTGTGAATTACTTGCAGTAAATGTTCCAGCAGAAGCATTTTTAATGTGTAGCTTAGCTTCAGGACTGGTTTCTCCTATGCCGACATTAGTAGAAGCATTTGGTATTGTTAAAGCAGTTCCACTTTCAGTTCCTAAAGTAACTGCATTTGTTCCTACAATATTTAAATCAGTTCCTGAATCATTAATTTCTCCATAAGGAAGTTCTAAGTGTGAAAAAACCTTAAAATTACCACTTGCATCAATATCGCATAATGCTGAACTATTACTACCTAATTTCAATAAAGCATTTGGCTCATCAAGAGTTATCCAGTTTCTAAATGTAGTGCCATCATAAGAATAAACAATCAAAGTTTGATTATCATCTCTATGTGATATATGGTATCTAATATGAGTACCATCCATAGTAGATTTATTAAGTCTTACTCCACCTTCAGCACCATCGTTTGATGTTATATCTAAATAAGTACCTGACCAAGTAAGAGTTGATTCTACTGTTGCTTCATCTGAATCTTTGAAAGTAAGAACACCATTAGCAGTTGAACCATCAAATGATATTCCACTACTTGTTACATAGCCATAAGAAGTAATTTTATCTTGTATTGCTGCAGAAGTCATTAAAGAAGTATCATTATCTGCAAAGGATTCACTTCCTGTTTGGATCGTTGAAATGGTTACACTATCAATAATTGGACTGGTTAATGTTTTATTTGATAGTGTTTGAGAACTTGTTAGTTGTACAATATTACTATTTGTAATAGATGCAATCTTTGTTGCAGTATCTGCATTACCTTCTAAAGCTGCTACTAATGTTCCAGTAGATATAGTTAAGTCCCCTGTAGCACTTGGTGTAGAAGTCGTTGTACCTAAAGTAAATTTATCAGCAGATTCGTCCCATATAATTGCTGCATTATCTCCTGTACTACCTCGTTCTATGATCAATCCTGAATCGTTAGCATTAGAACCTGCTCCACGATTTAATCCTATAATATTATCTGATACATCTAAATTGGTTTGGTTTACAGTAGTGGTTGTTCCATTTACTGTTAAATCCCCTGATAAAGTGATACTTGCCCCTTGTGTTGTACCAGTTAAGGTTGGGGCAGCTAAAGTTTTGTTTGATAAGGTTACTGAATTACTTAGAGTTACATCTCCACTTGCATTTAGATCAATATTTCCATTAGTATCGTCATAAGTGGTAGTAATGTTTGTATAGCTACCTGTTGTGAACATATCCCCCACAATATCTTGGATAAATTCAGTTGCAGTCTTGCTACCGATATACAATTCAGTAGATACTTTAACTTTGTTACTTGCAATCTGTAAATCTGATGCAGTCCCATCACCATCATACAAAGTACGAAGTGTTCCATCTATTCCCCCAGTTTCTCCAGTATGAATTAGCTGAACATATCCCTGATTTACAGGTGTATTCCCTATATTGGTATTACTACTCAATGTCTAATTCCTTATATAAATCTTTATCTTTCATTCGTTTATGACCTCTACCGATGTCATCAGAAAATATGGCAGGTTTGCCTATGAGTCTTTCAAGCTGTTTAGGATTATCACATTCTAATTGCTTGACTTCAGAACAATTCTTGTATTTTTCATCATTTATAGGTTGATGCACCTCAAAAACTTTTCCACAATCACATTTATAGTCGTATAATGGCATTTAAATCTCCTTCAAATTACTTTTTTATGGTAATATAGGGCTAACCGAAATTAGCCCCATATTTAACCGATTTTCACTTATCCTAAATTATGGATTTGTGAAGTTCACAACACCTAATGATGTTGAGTTAGCAGCATGAGATAATGCTGCACCGAATAGTACATCTGCTACAACTGAGGTACTCAAATGGTCAAGATCATAAGAACTTTGAACACGAGGAGCTATCTGTTGTGCATAGTAAACACTATTTCTGTTAAAGATCGTTGCAGTTTCATCGCCTGATCCACCATCGTCGTCCCAATCTGTGCTTGGATATACTTCTAATCCATAAGCATTGATAATACGACCTGAAACATTAGGATTTTCAGCATCTCCTCTTTTTTGTGCTTCTGAGAAGTCACCAAGAGATAGTAATGACATATAAGTTGCTGGCGAACAATAGAAAAAGTGTTCTCCATCAGTATAGTCGTGTCCTGCATCAAGTAGTTTTTGTAAACCAGTTCTGATTAATGCAGTTGTAAATACATTGTCAGAACTTAAAGCAGTATCGTTACCAGTAGCAGATTGTAAAATATCTACTGCTAAGTAATTTTCTACTTTTTTAGCTAAAGCATAACCCATTGATTTTGCATAAGCACCAAATAAGTCTGCAGATTCTTGAACTCTTACGATGTCCTCGATTCTTTTAGCTTCGTAATGATGTTGATCAACTGCAAGTTGAATTACACCATCTGTGTTGTTAGTATATGTTACTGCCGATCCTGCAGATTTAGCTGCAGCAGTTTCTTCAGTAACCTTAGGTATATTTAGAATGTCCCCACCATCTGCTAACATACTTGAAAAGTCAAGAACTTGATTTCTTAACTGAAATTGTCTTTCAGCATAGTCAAGAATCGCATCTCTCCACATTTCAGGAATAAAATTCAGTTGTTATCGTCAAAGTTTTTTATCATTGACTTCTATATCTTTCAATATAGTTCGGCATATCTTTTCACTATAAGGGGGCTAACCTTTATGTGTCGCTGTCTCTTGGAAGTATTATATCTTTTCAACTTCTATGCTCTGCCCCTGAATAATCTTTAATTATCCTTCGGTTCTGATTCCCATATCTCTCGACTTAGGGTTCCAGCTTAATTCAGCGATTTATAGCAGCCAATTCTATTCAGCAGCTGTAGTTGTTGTTACATTTCCATCAGCCATTTTATTACTCTCCTTTTAAGGTTTTAATTTCTATAGCCATCTACTATCTGCTTCCAAAGTTTAGGGTTCTTTCTTGCTTCCTGTTTGTCTTTTTCTGACAAATCATTCCATTTGCTATTTCCAGCAAACTTTCCACTTGAAGTAACCTCTTTAGCATCAGATATTTGCACTTTTTTATTTCCCAATCTTTCAATGTGCTTTTCCAACTTAATTGTTGGCAGGTCTGTATAGATTTCTTGATCTTCATCTGAAAGTTGGGACAGCAGATGTTCTCGTCTTTGTTTTTCTTGGATCTGGAATTGTTCTACTACAGGTTTTAACTGTGAGTTTTCTTCCTTCATCTTTTCATACAAAGATTTAAACTCCTCTTTTTCTTCAAGTTGTTTTTGTTCTTGAAGTTTGAGGTTGTCTTTGAGTTCTTTCAACTCAGCTTCTGCTGCTTGGCTTCTTTGTCTGTATTTCTTGCTTTCTGCAATTAAACTACCGACTTCTGATTGATTATCAGTATTTTCCTGTGTAGGAGTTTCTGCTACTGCTTGTTCTTCTACTTTTACATTTTCTTCGGACATTCTGCCCTCCTGTGTTATTTACCTATTTTAATCTTGATAGGTTTGCTTTCATATTTCTTCACATTCCTATCAACAATTCTTTGCAAGAATACTGCAGACTTATCTCTATTCTTTGGACTTAAATCTGCTATCTTATACCCTCTATCTTCATTGGCTTCAACAATAGTTCCTCTTTCAAAAACTAAGGTGGCTCTATCTTTTTTGCCTTCAGGTCTTATTCTTCTTGCTGTTTCACCACTTAATAACATGGTTACTCTATCACTCTTTCTAAATTTTCCTAATGCACCTGTTGCTTTTTTCTTTGCATATTCTTCAGATGCTTTATTTCTATTATAATACTTGATACCATTCTGCATGACACCATCGTTCATGTCTTTAACAATCAATCCTCTTGCATGAGAAGCTAATTGACCATAATTGGTTTTGGTAAAGTTTGCTATGTCAGATGCTTTCATTATACTGGTACCCATTCGTGTCTGCAGTTAAATCCACCACCATCTGCAAAACTTACAGGTGCTTTGGCTTCTATTTCTGCCATTGTCATACCTTCGCCTTGCATTAATAATGTTGCTTCACAAGAAGGTCGTGTTTGTGTATCATTAGGTCCAACATATTCAAACTTCTGTTCAGGTACATCTTCAAATAACTTTGCAGTAGTCGTTCTTGCAAATCGTGCAAAACTATCATTTAATAATGCTACTTGCTGTTTACTGCTTAATACTTTACCTACTCCATAGGTTGCTGTAAGTCCTTCCATAATACTTGCAGAACTTTGCCCAGTTAGTAATCCACGAAACATAGCAGTCTTTAATTCATTAGCATATCGTGTTACTCCTGATGATATAGTATTTAAATCCAAGATTGATAATATCTCTATTGCTTGTACTGCAGTTACTGTTTGTTTTGTTCGTTGTGTAGCAGTTAATAAATCAAAGTTTTTTATAACATTTTTATCATAGCTTCCTTTTACTTTTTCAAGCAAAGCAGGAAATCCTAATCTGTTTAGATCATCAACAAAGTCAATCTGTTGAAATGCTTGTGCCAACCCTGCATCATCTAACACTTCTAATCCAGCAAGAACTTTTTCAATCTTGCTAAGAAGTTTCTTTTGGATTTTCTCCATGTCTTTTTGATAGAAGTCTAATTCAGCCATTATTGTTGTGCTTTAATGATTTGGTCTATTAATGTTTCTTCTTGTGCTTGTGGTTGTTCTGCATCTATCTGTTCCACAATGCCTTGTATTTCTTCTTCCTGTAAGTCAGGATTCTTTTTTCTTAGATAAGATTGTCTTGTTTCTAAATCATTTTGGAATGCCCAAGAATAGTATTTGATTTCTTCATCTGTACTCATAGGCACTTCTCTTTCAGCAAAATCTATACTGAACTGATCCCCAAGATTGATACCACCTGATACTTCACATATTCTTTTAGCAATTTGGAATTGTTGTTTCTCAAATGGTCTGTAGATTTGTTCTGTATCACTTCTTAATGCATCCATTAAATCTAATTGACTCATTTTCTTAGATAGTCCTGATTCTTGACTCTTATCTGCCCAGTTAATTCTTACATTGTTGGATTGTGCAATACTATCTACCATATACTTGGTGGATTCAATCATTGATTGTACATTGGCATTTGGTGTTGCATACTGGAAGTTTGCTCCTTCAGGTAATACCAATGCCTTGTCTTGTCCAAAGTTAATTCGTTGTTCAGTATCTAATCCTGTAAAGACTGGTTGTCCTAATTGGAATCTGCCATGTAAAGCTAATTCTGTTAGCATAATGTTAATGGATCGCATACCATCTACAAGATCACTTGCTCCTTCTCTAAAAAAATCTCTTGTGAATGGGTGTCTATGTGCTATGTTAAATGGCAGTATATCTCCATAGGGATTTCTATCATCAGGAACAATAGAAGTAATCTTACCTCTACTGCTAATCATAAAGTGTTTCCCTTCCATATCTTCGGTATCTTTACTCCAAAACATATATTGTGCATCTTCTGTTCTTGCTTGTAGATGTGATTCTGCTTGATACATAATAGCAAAAGGTTCATCTTCGTTTGGCTTAAAGAATGGTGTAAAGAAATGGATTGGTCTATATTTAAGTTTCTTATTTACATCATCCCAATGAGTATATAGTGCTTCTGTACCCAATAAGTAAGTAAGCTGCTCAAATTGTTTCATAAACGAATCTAAGTCTCCAATGACTTCATTGTACTTATCGTTATATCGTACTGGAGCTTGTTGATATACCAATGCTCTACGACTTATGATGTTTCTTACAAGATTGATATACATTGGTGGGATTTGTGATAAACTATCGCTATCAAAATATCCTTTAATATCATGTTCAAGATTGATGCCTTCATAGTAGTCTAACAATCTTTCTCTTTCTTCCATTTCTGAGTTGTGTCCTTCTTCTATGGTTTCCATAAGAAGTTCATGCAACATTCTTTCTGTTAAATTATAAATTATCATGTTTCATACCTTTTATAAAATTTTATCTCATCAGACTGCATATTGTCCATATATCTGTCTGTGAACTCCTTGATGAGTTCTTTATTTTCTTTGTCTTCTTTTATACTTAATCGGTATCCCCATACCATAGCACCTATCATGCTAACTATAACCCCAACACAAAACCCTAAACTAAACTCTACCATTCTATCGCCTTTGCTTGTCCTTTGAAGCCATATCGGTAGTCCATTGGATAACATAAAGCATCTAAGAAGTGTGATAAGGTTTCTGTTTTTAATATTTGTCCATTCTCCATAGTACAAAGTTCTAAATCTCTAATAGTGTTCTTACACTTAGGATTAATAAACAGCTTATGCTTACCAGTAGCATCTTCTAACATCTTATTCAAAGCATTTAAACGATCCTTTTGAGTTGGGTTTGCTTTCTTACTAATGACTGTAAACCCAGCTTCTTGTAATATCATATGATCTGATTTCGTACTATTACTCGTTCTTGCTTTACCTGCTGGATCAGGATATACTGGTAATCCTCTACCTTTTTCTTGCATTAGCTTAGCCAATTCAAATGTATTTGAGTTCTGTAATCCTATCTCATCAAACACATAGACTTCTCCAGCAGTATTCTCGCACATTAGGATAGCAGTCATATATGATGCTACCCCAAAGTCGATTCCCCAAAACATTCGTGGAGATTTTTCCATTACTTTACAATGGTAATCCCTGTTAAAGTTATATGCTGCTCTATTTGCAGCTGTAAGAAAACTTGCAAGATATTCTTGTTCAAAAGTTCTCTTATCTAAATTCTTTTTGGCATTCTCTACTTCTTGTTCAGAAATAAAGCCACCATCTAAAGTGGTAAACTGCCAGGACTTGTAATCACTATTCTGTGATTGTCCTTTTACAAACAGATCGTAAAAATGGTTTTGTACACCAGTAGGAGTTCCTACGAATAGTGCATTACCTTTTGTTTCTGCTAAAGTTGGTTGTATAATCTCTCCCCACACATTCTCTTTCATATAGCTGTACTCATCAAGCACTACCATTGTTGTTGATACTCCACGAAGTGAATCGGGTTTGTCTGCCCCTTTGAGTTCAATCTTTGCCCCATTGTCAAGTGTAATAGATAATTCAGTTTCATTAATACTGACTTCTTTCTTTGCAAAAATGTCTTTGAGGATACTCCAAGATACCATTTTAGCTTGTCTATATGTAGGAAAGACAATCCACCTTCTTTCATTTGCTTTAAAAGATTTTGACAATAAAAATAAAATTGAGAAGTATGATTTACCCCATCTTCTTCCACATGATAAGATTTTGTATCTTGTCTTGTCATTAAGAATTTCTTTTCTTGTGGCATCAATCGTCCAATCCATCTATATCAAATACCTTAATTGGTTCATCTGAAATATCCTTGATCCCTATACTTTGACTTGGTTTGCCCAAGATTCTATCTGCCAAGAAGTTTACAGCAGTCATATTGCCACTTAATGCTTCTTGATATACTGTGTTTACTACATTCTCCAACATAGTCTTTTTGGTTTTACCCACAGGTTGATTAGCTATTTCTCTTATATGATCATTTAAAGCGAACTCTTTCGGTGGTCTGCCCTTAGGGTTTCCTGAAGTACCTTTTTTAAATCGCTTTCCAACAGGTGGTTTCTTATATCCTACTTCCCTGTTGTTCCCCTGTTTTTCAGGGACTATCTTTGTTTTTGTTTTGACTGCAGCCAAACTAATCACCCCACT